TGATGTATGGTCAGGTGATGGCGATCCTATTAGATGGATATGTAGACCATTAAAGACTACATACGCACAACACAACATAAGGGTAAAATTAAAATTACCCAAACACCATGTTAGAGTAAATTGTTCTCATAATTTTAGAGGTAATTCAATCTACAATACAGCACATGGCATTGTCAGACACGCAATATTTAACGCAAGAGACCATCTACTTATGGCAGGACATACTCATGTTAGTGGCTATATGCCTGTTAAAGATGCTAATTCAAATATAACCATGCATTGTGTTCAAGTAGGAAGTTATAAAAAATATGACAACTATGCCAAGATGTTAAATTTACCCAATAAAATGATGTCGCCTTGTGCAGTAGCAGTATTTAATACTCATTTACCTGATACCCACCCTGATTTTATTAAGATATTTTGGGAAGTCCAAGAAGGAGCTGACTACTTAAAATTTATAAGAAAGAAAAAATGACCAATACAAAACATCTAATACATAGAACATTAGATATAGGAAGTGGACTTATTCTTGCTGTAATTATTCAAATATTAGTATTTCCTTTGTATGATATACATATAAATATATGGGAGATGTTTCATCTATCTTTGATATTTATGGTGGTGAGTATTGCACGAAGTTATTTATGGAGTAAATATATTTTTAAATACAAATGAAAGCAAAATTAGTTTTAGTACATTGGGAAGATGCAATAACCCCTACAGATGGTTGGACAGATATTACAGAACTCAAATCAGAACTAGCTGATTGTGTTTCAGTTGGATTTCTTGTTGAAGAAAATGACAGAACTATAACAATCGTATCTCATGTATCAGGTGATGAAGATGGCACAGATATAGATGGTAGTCTAGTATTAGATAAAACATGGATCAAAGAAAGACAAGACTTGGCTATCTCATATAATCCTGATAAAGATATAGCAGAATTAGTAGGTAAATGGCTAGATGGAAGTCTAGTTGTTGATAAAGCCAAAGATAAATTAAAAAGAGGTCAAGATGCCAAAAAAAATCAGTAAAGATCAAGAAAAAGCATTTATAGAATATTTTTGTGAAGGATCTACCGCAGGAAATGCGACCAAAAGTGCCGAAAAATGTGGTTACAAGCATAATACTAGGCAAATGGGCAGTTATCTTAAAAACAAGCTACAAGGCGAAATAAGACTATTTAACGAGCAAAGAATTGCTAGTAGTAGTGGTATGGCTATAAATGTCTTACAAGACCTATTAGTTCATTCTGAGCAAGATAGTGTTAAAATGAATGTAGCTAAATTATTGCTAGAATTAGGTAATTATAGTCAATCAACTGTAAATCTAAATGTTGATAATATTGCTAATAAAACCGATGATGAATTAATTGCTGAGTTACAAGCATTAATTAAAGATATGCCACATTTATCGCCTAAATTAAGTGTTTTAAGGACTATAGAAAGCAAAGAGGACAATGAAATATTGCCCTCTCAACAGTCGGATAATGAAGATTTAACTAAGCATTAAGCAATCACACTAAATGAAGTTCCACCCCATTTAATAGTTAAATTACCATTCACACGAAGTCTATAAAGTTGCTCATCATCTAGTGGCACAAATTCTGCAAAATCATCGCCACCAACTGCATGGACACAATCTTCCCAACAATCACTTTTGTTAGGATTATATCCATCTGCATAGACCACAAGGTTTTCCTTTCCTTTGGTCGAAAAGGCATTCATTAAATATATTCCCTCATCTTTGACAAGCCATACACCTTTATTTGTGGCTTTTTCTCTTGTATAAGGTTTTCTAATGTCTTTAGACTTACGAGTTTCCTCTGCAAGTTGTTTCAAAATTTTTGAATTTTTAAATGTTAATGTTGTCATTATTTAAGCTCCTATATGAACATAGTACCCATATCCGAATACTCTGCATTTACCTTTAGGCAGTTTACTTCCTTTATCACGATAAGACTCAACTAAGTCTAACCCACCACCTGTGAAATAACTTACTGCATTATCATATTCATTGAATTTATCTTCATCAATGATTGCATTTATTTCATCTTTCCAATTTCCTTTATTACAAATTTCTCCAAATAATTTGTCTTTTTGTTTGTCGTTCATTTTTTTCTCCTGTTTTAAATTAAAGTGGATTATGTATATCCATACGATGTTTTGACCAAAGTATGTAATCAACATATTCTACTAATGGGTGTTCTCTTTTAGCTTTATGACCATGAATTTGGTCGGCTTTAGCAATAGTTTCTTTATACCTTGAAAACCTTTCATCTTTTCCTACTAATGCTCTGTTTTCTTCGGTATTCAAACCACCCTCTGATATCAAATAACCAATATCACTTTTATATCCTGTCTTGCCATCAACTTCTAGCATTATAGGATTTTTTCGTGCATTTAAGTTAAGACCAACAAATTTTACTTTTTCCCCTCTTTTACTTGTGAAGATTGAGTTAAAATAAGTTGTGCTTGATATAAGTTTGTATTTTTTAAGATATTTAACTAAGTTTTTGAAGTGTGTTACTTCTTTTTCTTTGCCTTTAATCTTAAAGATTGTTTGTGCTTTGAACTGAGAAAGTTCGCCATTTTCATCTGTTTCATAGGAAATTCTACCTAACTCTATAGATGAATTTATGTCTAATTTTTCTCTTATTTCAGCATCTGCTTTCGCCAGATGTTGATCTATTATCTTTCTTATTGAAGAAAGTTCGTTTTTGATTGTCATAATAATCTCCTGTTTTTAACTAATATGGCTTATGCCATACCTATAATTATGAAGGATTATTACCTTAATTACAAGAGATATATAGGCACATTCCTTGTGCCTTGAGGGAGAGAGTTAGGAAATATTGGACTGCGAAAGGCCTAACTCTCTTTAAATTGACCTTGATTCTGCCCATTGTCTTTGAAATTCCTCAAAATGCTTTGGGCTAAACTGCATATCTGATAGACCATAACTATTTCTAACTTTATTTATCTCTACCATATATTTCTGCCAATCAGAATTTATCGTGTCATGTTCTTGTTCCAAAAAATCTCTAGTGTGCGACATAATTTCCTCCTAGCTACCATTTAATTTCATCGGTTGGATCTTCCTGATCCTGATCATGTTCTGAATCGTCAGATACCTGTTCTTTTTGTGCTTTTTTTAACTCATATCTAGCTTTAGATGCTGCTTTTTCCTTATCTTTATCTCTCTCATACCTCTCTTTTCTCTTTTCTCGTTCAATTTCTAACTGTTCTGGTGTCTTTTTTGAACGATACTCCGCCCACTTATGTTTATTTTCCTTGTAATACTCAGCATTTTTTTGTTTATATTTATCAGGATTCTTCTGATAAGCTCGTTTTGTTGGCATTTTTACTCCTTAAAAAAGTCATCATAATCATTAGTTTGATCTGTTTCTTTTTGTTGATTATTTTGTGGTGAATATTCTTCTTTAGGTTCTATAGTTAAATTCATAGATCCTAAATCCTCATTATCTTCTAAATCTTCACAATTATACCAACCTGTTAATTCATAATCGCCTGGTTTGAGGAACACCTCTTTTTTTAATGTGAATTTAGAGTTTTTAATCAAAGGTTTAATTTTTTGACCATCTGCTTGTAACCCACTAAATATTTTTTTTATACCTAGAAAAATACGATTATGTATTTTTTGTGGAAACAAAGTTAGACTAATTTTCATGTTTTTCTCCTGCTGAATCCCATTTCAGCTTAATTTTGTTATATTGATTTATAAGGTTTTCCTTATATTCTTTGGGTTTTGGGATTACTTTTTCGCCATCTATCAAACATAAAGAATATTCTTCAAGTTGGTTTATAATCCAATTTCTAAATTCTGAATCAAATTTATACTCCCAAATCCTAGTTCTATTTGGCGACCATGCTAACAAATATGATTGTTTTATATCATAAATTCTTTCGTTTTTATCATTTACAATCATATTCATCACAGCTTGTTGCATAGCAAGTTGGCATAAATATTGGATCGGAAACCCATTTTTAGGTAATCCAAAAACATTATCTACACCTTCTTTGTCGAAACAAGAATTACCCATATCTGGACATTTTATTTCTAACAAAGAATGGGTTTTTATAACCCCATCAGGTGTTGCGCTAATATCAATAATTGCATCAGCTTTATCACCCAAATTTAACCAATCTAAAACAACAAACCTATTTCTATCCTGATCTTTAAGAATGAATTTTGGTACAACTTTAGTTTTTTTAATAAAAGCTGCAACTCCATATTTTTCACTATCATACCCATACGATACTAATGGATTATCTGATAAATCTTCAATTTTACCTTCTCTATCTAAAGATATTTGTGTATTTCTCGCCTTGTAATGCCCATAAATATAATTACTAGCATTTGAGGAGGATAATCTGTAAATCTTCTTATCTTCTCCCTCGCTACAGCGCATTTCCGAGTCTAATTGTGTCTGTATTTGCATTGATTTCTCCTGTTTTCAATTTTTTCTCTAATATTTTTGTCTTTTCAGCGCCATTTGCACTAGCTATTTCTTCAATATGAGGATCTTTTTTC